CGCCAACAAAATCTACACTGCCAGGGAATGTCACCGTGTAACCTGAGCCAGACGCATCCTGTTTAATTTTAAGAACAAAACTTGATACCTTGCCAGATGCTGCTGGGTTGCTAAACGTATACGTTACATTTTCAGTTAGCGTATGCTCAAACACATTACCATCACGTAAGTTAAGCGTAGCCGCATTAGAGCTAGATGTTACAGAGGTGCTTTCCTCAATCGTACCGTTGTCAAACGTGGCTACACCATTGGCATCCGTCGTAACAAAAGCACTTGCGCTGGTTGTGCCCAAAGCATCAGGTAACTTCACCACATATGTTGCGCCTGCGCTGTGCGGTGCAGACTGTATTGTTATGCCGTGACTGTTGTTCTCACAATTAAGTACAATTGAGCCTTGGTTTGTATTGCCTTTTACAACAACACGCCCCGTACCATTTGGCGCAAGGTCCAAGTCTGCATTAGATGAAGTAACAATGTCTTGCCCATTTGTATCAAGGTTGGCTGCAAGACCAGTGCTTAAATTTAACGTTGTGCCAGATATTGTGCTAAACGCGCCAGTGCTAGCAGAGTTTGCGCCAATAGCCGTGCCGTCAATAGAACCTGAGTTTATGTCTATGCCAGTAACAGGGGTTGTGCCGTCCAATAGATCGTCAATTGAGTCTAAATTATTATTAATTTTAGTACCCCATGTATCCTCTGAAGCACCAACCTCTGGTTTGGTTAAACTATATGTAGTTGTTGTCGTATCTGCCATAACTGTTTCCTTATGCTGCCTCTCTTACAGGGGAGTCCGTCCACGTAACAATACCATCATCAGTTGCATCTGTCCATGTATCTGTAGGCTCCGCATCATCTTCCCATTTAAATCTACCACTCGCTGTTAAGCTGGATGTTATTGCAATAGCAGACGCACCGTTTCTCGTAACCGCAGAATTTGCCGTAACTGCAGACGTTAAAGGTATATTAATCGCACCTGTTACACTGCCTTCACCACCAGATGTCATACTCGACGTTGCAGTAATTGCAGCGGCACCAACAGCCGTTACATTTGCACTTGCAGAAACGCTAGAGGTTGCAGAAATAGCAACAAGGCCAGCTTGTACGCTTACATTCTCACCATATATACTTGTGCCATAGGTGCGTAAACCGTAACCCGTTCTATAACCATCTGATTGTGCATACTTTTCTGCACTTGCACTAACGCTAGATGTAAGAAAAATATTTATTAATGCATCGCTTACAACATCACAACTAGCTGTAACGCTTGCACTTGCAGCAATTGTAGATGCACCAACTTTAACAACCTGTGCACTTGCAGAAACGCTAGACGTTAAAGTTACCGTCGCAGAACCGTCAATGGCACCAGAAACACCGAATACACCAGTGCCAAATGTGCCAATGCCGAATCCTGATCTATACGGCATTAATCAAGCGTAATGTCTATATCGCCAGCAGGAATACGAAAAACATCTCCTGTGCCAATTGCTTTTGATACCGATAAAGCACTATGTGCAATTAAATTGCCGCTAGAGGACGCATCAAATATACCAATGTGACTTATCGTACCCCAAGAACCTGTTGCAGCCGTAAACTCGATTGCACCCGAAGTAGTTGCAGCATTGCCTGATACAGTAAATGTAGCTGCCTTACGTGTGTAACTATTACCAGATATTTCAGTTGCGCCTGACCCAGTATCAGTTGGATCTGCGGTAAATAGCCCAACATACCAAGCTGTCGGCCTCGTTACGCTTGTTGTCGTAAACACGTAGTTTAAAACGTGTGTTTCAAATGTATCGCTAAAACTCATAAATCACTCCATTAGATGCATCTACGCCACACTATAGCGCATTTTTTTAATTTTAGTAAGCGGCTATCTTCATCCTTAAATTACCACTAGATTGTCGTGTTCTATTGCTAGAACTATTTAGGCTTGCAACTGCCCCTGCGTAAGCAGAACTCCAAACAGGTATCCTCTCATCGTCAGATAAATAAGGTGCAGCCTGCAATAATGACCCATACAAATATGCATCTGGGGCTGTATCAAGCAGCCAATTAGAAGTGTTGCTATCTGACAACGGATCAATCTTTTCATAATACACAAGCTCAGTTGCATAAGATGTATCGGGCGTAGGGTGTAATTCAAACGTATCACCCACATGCGCGTAATATTTTGGCCTACCTGCAGTATCCAGATTGCTTGCACGCCTTGCGCTTAAATCATCAATGCTGACCATCTCCAATCTATATGTATCGCCTGTATTTAGCGTAAACCTAATTGTCTCAAGCCAGTTGCTCGGCACTTGGCTATATCTGCTGTCAAGATTAGCATTACTACGCTCTATCATCTTGTAATGCCGAACCTCACGTTCCATCTGATGTTCAGCAAGCGTAATAAAATCAGGGATAACTGTAGTTAAATCACTCCTGTTTAGCCAATCAGCTATGCTTGCTTTAAGTTCTGCAAATGTTGTAAGTGCCATCTAGCATCTCCATCGTTTTCTAGCTTGCCGCAAACGACTATTCGGATTTTTGGCTGCTTTGGGAAACTTCTTCATCTGACCTGCTGACCTAGCACAATATGACTTACGCCTTGCCTTTTCCTTCTCGGTCAAGTTTTTTTTCTTTGTTACTGCGCCTTGCAGCTTAGACTTTGGATTAGCTGCCCTGTGACGCCTAATCCCTGCTGGGGTCATACCTGCACCGTCTTTTGTCTTACGGTAGTTAGGACTTTTACCCGTTGTAGTCCTCCGTATGGCCTTTTGTCGGGGCATTACATACCCTTCATATAATCAGGAAAAGTAGCAGTGCCACCGCCTAATAAATAATCTCTATACATTTGTTGAGAAATAGTAGAGCGCAACTCCATAGGAATAGTTTCCATCATTTGATTAAATCTTGCTAACTCTGCATTAGGATCACGAACTGGCATAGGCATATCCATCACACCTCTTCCAGAACCAACAGGAGCACTTGGTGGCATAGGCATATCCATCACACCTCTACCAGAACCCTGCATAGGCATATCCATCGTGCCCCTACCAGAACCTACAGGCTCAGAAACTGGCCTACGCTGCGGCTTCATATCTTGCGTAATCGGCCCAGCATCATATTGTAACGCCCTTATCACAGCAGGGGTTGCGGCTGCTTGCTGTGGCGTAATCCCTTGCTCTGCAAAAAACTCATCTCTCGCCTCACGCCTTGTCTTATCCTCAGAGCCATACGGATTAATCGGCATAAGGTTTGCCAACATGCTAAATATACCGCCACCCTCAAACTGATTACCGCGCTGACCTGCGCCACCACCGTCAATCATATCAAGAAAGTCTAAAAATTTAGCTCGGTCTGCCATCACTTCTTACCTTTTTTTCTAGCACGAAGCTTTTTAAAATCTGCCCCTGTAATCTTATTACGTGGTTTTGCAACTGCAGCAAGTTTCTTCTGCTTAGCGCTATACTTACTCATCGGCATTACTTCTTACCCTTCTTTGTTTTCCAGCTTATTCGCTTTGGCCCCGTCTTGCGCTTGGCCGCCCTTTTAGCTGCAGCAGACTTTGATTGAGCTTTAGGGCGGCAAGCTGGGTAAGGTCTCCCCTTATCCTTCTTTCCGCTGCGACCACATTTTTTCCCTGTCTTAACATCTCGCCAATCTTCTTTAAACCACTTTGTTAAGCCACCTGTCGGCTTCCTAGCCATTAGTACTTACCACCACGCTTCTTATACTCTCGCACTAACCAAGCACTTGCATAAGCCGACGGAAAAACCTTAAACTTACGCTTAGCTGCAGCCTTAACCCTCGCATAAAGCTGAGGGTTTTTAGGCTTTGGACTAGAGTACTTGCTTTTCTTAGCAGCCACTATCTACGCATCTTTTTCTTAGTTTTAGCTTTTTTCTTCATTGCTCTGGGTTTCATCGCCATGTCATTCTCCTTTTTCTATCGACAACAAGCGCCTCATACTCAGCGCTGGGATATGCTTCATAATAGCCTAAAGGATCAAGTTTGTCACTTGCATTTATAACAAGCTCCAA